GCAGAGTTTAATTTTGATGCCACTACCTTTGCACAGTTTAATAGTCGTGGAAGTTTGTATATTAGAAATGAAGATGCTGCCTCCCCAGTTTTACTTACACTTGATGGTGCGTTTGGAACTATGCTATTTTATGGTACATCTGCGGATATACCAAACATAAACTTATTCAGCGGACAAACTCTTTATGTTGGTCGTGGAGGTGGAGGGCTTGGTGTCGGGGGTTATTTGGGAGGGATAACTTCTAAATTTTCAGTTAATGGAAATGCAGTTATTGGAAATGGTTACACATTGTTAGCTGCCCCAACCAATGGATTGCTTGTGCAAGGGCAAACAAGTATTGGAACTACTGCAACGACAGGTATGTTGACCATCGCCACATCAGGAGCGTTGTCTGACACAGTATCGTCTATTGTAGCAGGAAAGACAGTTACTTCAGGAAACTCTTTAGGTGCATCATTTAGAAACCTTACAGGCTCAACTGGTAATGCAATGATTGAAATTGCTGGATTAAACTCAGGTGCTGTTCGTGCTGTTCATTTAAGAACAGATAGTAATGGAGATTTTGGAATATTTACAGGCTCAACAGCTTACGGAACTATTGGAACAGAAAGGTTTACTATTCTACAGGGGGGTAATGTTGGGATTGGGACGACGACACCTGCAGCACGGCTTCACACAATATCTACAACCGAACAACTCCGTTCAGGTTTTGATTCATCAAATTATTGGAATGCTACAACAGGTGCAACAGGACTTACTACATTTGATGCAGTAGGAAGTGGAGCAGGATTTGCATTTTCTAAGAATGTAGGGTTTGGAATAACACCAACAGCAGTAGTACACATAAAAGCAGGTACAGCCACAGCAGGTACAGCACCATTTAAATTTACAGCAGGAGTAAATCTAACAACACCAGAAGTCGGCACTGTAGAATATAACAACACCTTTCACTTAACAAACTCTGATGCCACAAGAAGACATATTGTAACAGCACCTAACACAACAAAGGTAACAGCAGGAGCACCTTTTGCAAATGATGGATATGTTACAGTAAATATAGGTGGTACAGATTTTAGAGTTATGACAACAGCTTAACAATTAATATAAAATAAAAACATGCAAATAATAAACAATAAAATAGTAGAAACAATAGAAACAGATTTAACAGTCTTTTTAAAATTAAAAAAACAAGAAATTGAAGTGTTGGAAAGACAAATAGAGAACTTTACAAAAAGGAGAGATGCTATTTTAGCAGGTCTTGAAACTATGAAATCTAACCCTGATGTAAAAGAAGTGTTAGATATTTTACAAGATAATGGTGCAAAAGATATAGAATAGTATTATACTAATAACTATAATAACTTAAATAAAAATAAATTAAATGAAAACAAACAAATTTATAAATGGATTAGTTGAAAAAGCAAACGAAGAAGAAAATCTTTATAGAATAATAGCTTCAACTTCTTCTATTGATAGACAGGGTGATTCTGTAGACCAATCAGGCTGGGATCTTACACATTTTAAGAAAAACCCTGTATTAATTTGGGGACACGACTACAAAGCATTACCAATAGGTAGGGTAACACATATAGAGGTTATTAAAGGTGAACTAGTTGCAAAGTTTAAATTTGCTAGTGCTGAGGCTAATCCAATTGCTGCACAAGTACAAAAGTTATATGAGGAGGGAATTGTAAATGCCTCATCTGTTGGATTTATACCATTAGAGAGAAACGGACATGTAATTACAAAAGCACAGTTACTAGAACTTTCATTAGTACCAGTACCAGCTAACCAAGACGCACTTAGATTAGCATTTGCTACAAAGTCATTTGATTTAATTGAAAAAGATTTTAAGGTTATAGAAAAATGTGATACAGAAAACGATGAGTATGCAGAAGATATAGAAAAAGGTGAAATAGAGGAAGAAATGACAGCAGAAAGAATTTACACAATGAAATGGCAAAAAATGGAATTAATACAAGATATAATTTCAGCTTTCTTTGGAGTATACTTTGATGAGAATACACCTGTTAAAGATTTTAATAAACTTGTATTAGAGATGACAGAATTATTTAATAGAGTTGCTAATGATGAAGATGTAACAAGTAAAGCAGGTGATGTAGATAATAAAGTTCTAGGATTTATTGAAAAAGATTTAATAGATAGTTGTAGAAAAGATTATATTAATGCTATACTAGAAAAAGCAGGTAAAAGACTTTCAAAAAAGACTGTTAATGTTATTGATAATTCAATTGTGTCTATGCAAGAGTTAATAAAGGTATTGGAGAACCTCAAACAAGAGGACGACCAAGCAGAAACTCAAGCAGAGGGAGAAACTGATGAGTCAATTGAAAAAACAGAACCAGATCTAAAAGAAGTTTTTGTACCATTTAAAGTATTTCTTCAAAGTGTACAAGACCAAATTAGAACTGGTGATAAATCTCTTGAGAACGCAAACAAGTTATTAAATAACTTTTTAAACACTCGAAACTAATTATTTAAATTAAAATATATAAAATAAAATTATGACAGAAATTGTAAAAGAAAACATTGTTATGACAAAATCAGAACTTCTTGAATTAATTCAAGAGGCAAGTTCTAAGGCAGCAACAGAGGCTACAGCAAAAGCTACAGCTGAATTTGCTGAACAATTTGGAACTAGAAAGTTTAGTGCTGGATATAGAAACTCTTTTTCTTCTCTAACAGAAGATGAGCAAAAAGGGCTAGATATGAAAACTAAAGCAGCTTCACTAATAAAAGCTATCTATCATAAAGATTCAAGTTCACTTGCTCAATTTAAATCATTGACAGAGGGACAAGGATCTCAAGGAGGTTTCTTGGTACCGGAGGAGTTTGCAGCAGAAGTAAATAGAGTAGTTGAGGATTTTGGACTAGTTGCAAAACTAGCTAGAAAGTTTCCCATGCTATCAGATACATTAAATGTACCTAGACTATCTTCATCTGTAACTGTTTCTTATCCCGGAGAAACTAATCCCGGAACAGAATCACAGCCTGTATTTGAAAGTGTTACTCTATTAGCAAAAACAATGGTAGGTTTAACACCAATGTCAAACGAGCTATTAGAAGACGCAGGTGTATCAGTAGTTGATATGTTAACTGAACTATTTGCCGAGGCTATTGCAGGTAAGTTAGATGAGCAAGGACTAACAGGTACAGGAACACCTTTTGTAGGTATTCTTGGTGACGCAGGTGTTACAGTTTACCAACCAGCAAACGGAACAGGTAACTCAACATTTTCAGGATTTGCAACAGCAGACAATGCAAGACTTATGATTGCTCAAATAAAACCTTGGTCACTACAGGGTGCAGCTTTCATAATGCATAGAGCAGTATGGGCTATAATACAAATAACTAAAGCCTCAACAGGTGGAGAATATTTTGTGTCAGCAGCAAACCCGGTACTAACACCAAACAACCAAGCTCAAGGTTATCCAACAGCTATGGCAGGTACACTATGGGGTTATCCAGTTTATCTTTCAGATAAAATGCCAAGTACAACAGCAGTTTCAACTAAGTTCATCATCTTTGGTAACTTAAAACATCTATACTTGGGTATGAGAAAAGAAATGTCAGTAGCTATTTCACAAGACGCTTCTATTGCTAATGTAAACCTGTTTGAAACTAACCAATCAGCAGTTAGAATCACATCAAGAAATGCAATTGCAGTAGGACTACCAGCTTGTTTTGTTGTAGGTAGAACATCAGCTTCTTAATCAAGAAACTATTATTAATTAATTAAAATAAAAATAAAAATTATGTCAAGAAGAATATTTGAAGATATTACAGCAATTCAACTTATTGGAGCAACAGCAAGAACTACAGCTTTTACATCTGGAGCTATAGCAGTTGAACAATTTGAAGATGACGCTATGGTAATTGTTAATGTAGGAGGATCTGGAGTTGGTCCGTCAGCACCTGTTACTATTGTAGGAGCATTACAAGCTACACCAACAGTATTTAACAGAGTTTTAGCTACATTTGCTACAGTAAATGCACTAGGTACAGCAGAATCAGCAATTAACCTAAATGGTATTGTTAATATTCAAGCAAACTTAAATGTACTAGGTTCAACATCTGTTACAGTTGCAGTTATTGCTTTAGTTAGACCTCAAGTTAAATCAGCTACGAACAATTCAAGTACACTAAATTAATGTGTCTATATGGTATATATCAATAAAAAGATGTATACTATATTAGGTACGTTATTAAAAATTTAATTAAAATCAAAACAAAAAAATATGTCAAAATTAGCATTGGTAAACTTAACAGACGGAACTACAGTTATTACTAAAGGAAAAATATATAAAGATGAAGATGTAGCACAGTTTGATTCAACAAACTTTCAAGATGTTGCAGAAGACGCAAATGCAGAGCTAAGAACAGGAGTAGTAGGAGAAAATGAAGTAAAAGAAACAATAGAACCTGAACTTGACACAGAAGTTGAGGAAGTGGAAAAAAAAAATAGTGAAGACGAAACTGTTTCAGAAGATAAAGAAACTATTTCAGAAGATGAGGAAGTAGATGATATAGAGGACGAAGATGAAACAATAGACGAAACTAAATAGTTAGTAAGAAAGCTCCATATTGGGGTTTTTCTTTTTGTGGTGTATAATATTTATATGACATTAGTAAACTACGCATTAACAACATTAGAAAAGGTTAAATTATCTATGGGTATTTCAGATACCTCAAAAGATTTAATAATTGAACAAACTATAAATGGAATAAGTGCAGTTATACAAAGGTATTGTGGTAGAAACTTTGTAAGTCAATCTTATACAGAAGTTTACGACGGAAAATCAAAATCAAAGATATTTTTAAATAATTACCCTGTTAGTGTTCTTAATTTTGTTAAGTACAGATCTGGTACACCCTCTCAAACTATATGGAATGTATACTCACCAGATTCTTATTTACTTTACGAGAGAGCTGGTTACATAGCATTTTATGGAAATATAACAAGTGTTAAACAAGGCTACCAAGTTTCATATACAGCAGGTTATCTTGTTGATTGGTTAAATGAGTTTTCAGCAACACATACATTACCAGCAGACTTAACACAGGTAGTTACAGATTTAGTTAATCAAAGTGTATCTACATCAAATTCACAAGGTTTATCATCAATAAGTACAGAGGGACAGTCAGTTGCATTTGATATGGCTGGTAAAGGAATAAGTCCACAGCAAAAGGCAATTATTAATTCTCATAAAAGTTACAAAGTATAATGAAGTATTTTACTAGTCAAAAATCTATAACAAAAGTAGAAAGGCAAGTTTATGTAGGTAACTTATCTTCTATGACAACAACGTCAGTTGTTACCACAGGCTATCTAAGACCTCTCACAGAGGAGCAATCAGCAGTAAACGGAATCCAGTATGGAAATGGCTTCTCGTTGATTGTGGAGACTTCTGTAGACATTAGAGAGGGTGATAGACTTACAATAAACAGTGAAATCTATACAACAAGAGGAACTGTAAACCACGATAGAGGTGGATTAACAGCCTATAAAAGATGTTTATTATTAAAACCTCAACTATAAAAATATATGAAACTAGAAATAAAAGGACTTGATAAATTAATAAAACTAGGTAATCTTTTTCCAAGTGTTGCAGAAAAACATATAAATACAGCAATAAGTAGATCTCTAGTTCGTATTCTAGGTAAACAAAAACAAGAAGCTCCGGTAAACACAGGAAACTTAAGAGATAATTGGACTATTGATATAGGTAGATTTAGAGGTGTTTTAAAATCAAATGCAAAATATTCAAGTGCTATTGAATATGGTACTAAACCTCATTTTGTATCTGGTGAAACTCTTAAACCTTGGGCAGCAAAAAGAGGACTAAATCCTTGGGCAGTTTCAAAATCAATACAAAAAAAAGGTACAAAAGCTAATCCATTTTTTAAAAGAAGTTTAAATAATGCAGAAAGTGGAATAGAAAAAGAGATTGCAAAAGCTATTAATGATACAATTAAACAAATAATAAAATAAATATATGGCAATATACGATCCAGCAGCAATAAGAGCAGCAATAAAAACACTTATTCAAACAGCAGTAGGTACTGATATTGCTTTTGTGTATGATTTTGATAATCCAAATGTACAGGGTTACCCAGCTATTATATTTGATATATCTGGAGAAGATAACGAAATGATGGACGATAGTAACAATATGAGAAAAATAACATTTACTATTTATGTTATGGTAGAAATTAAGGTAATTACTTTAGAGGTAGCAACTGATATTTTAGATAATGCAGTAAAAGCTATTACTAATTTAGTTGAAAAGAAATCTAACAATACCCTTTCTAATACTGTTGATTGGGTAACACCAGTAATGGGTAAAAGACAGCAAACTAATTCACCAGACGGTAATTTAATATGGCAAGAAATGCAATTAAGATGTAATATTGCTAGTTCGATATTGTAAAAATAAAAATTATGTTACAATAAACCTATGCTAGAAAATCAACAAAATAAAATGCAAAAAAGAGATACTATAAAAGATGAGGAAATAGAAACACCTACACAGGAATACTTTTTTCCAAATCATAGTATAACTATAAAAGCACACAGTATGCCAGAAGCTCTGAAAAAGTTAGATATAGAGATTGAGAAGATTGAAAATATTAATAAACCAAATAATACAATAAACAAATAACAAAATGGCAAAATTTATAGGACGTAGAGTAAACATAGGTATGGGTAAAGAAACTACAAGAGGAGTAGCTACAGCACCTACATACTGGTTTCCAAAGATGTCATTATCAATGGACGATAAAATTATGTTTGCAACTGACGATAGTTCAGTAGGAGTAATTGAAGACTCACAAACTCAAGATATTACCTCAAGATATTCAGAGGGTAGTATTGAGGGTAGAGTAACTGACCGAGGAATTGGACTTTTGTTATTAGCAACACTAGGAGCTGAAAATGCAACCTCAACACCAGAAACAGGAGTTAGAGATCATAACTTTGTTGTTGGACAATCCGCACAACATAACTCTCTAACTATTGCAGTTGCTGAACCTAACTCAAACTCTGGAAATGGTTTTTCTTACGCACTTGGTATGATTGATAATTTAGATATAAACTTTGAAGTAGGACAATACGCAACGTACAAAGCAGACATAAGAGCAAATGCAGGTTCTTCTGTTGCTAGTACTGTTGCTTTTGTTGCAGAGAATGCTTTTAGACCTCAAGACATTACATTTAGAACAGCATCAGCAATAGGAGGGCTTAACGCAGCCTCACCAATAGTTATTAAAAAAGGTTCAATCTCAATAAAGAAAAATCTTGAAGATGATATTGTTTTAGGTAATGTTAATCCTATTGATAGACTTAACAAGCAATTTTCAGTAGAGGGTACAATAGAGATAATTTACGATTCAAGAGTTCAGATAGATACTAATATGCTTGGAGATTTAGCAGTAGCTATGAGAATACAGATGATAAATACATCAGTAATTATAGGTACAACTCTAAATCCAACTCTTACTATTGACCTTGCTAGAGTTAAACTTGGAGAAGTTGCTAGAAAAATTGATAATGACGGAATAGTTTCAGAAACTCTAAAGTTTAAAAGCTTTTATTCACTAACAGATACAAGAATGATAACAGCAGTACTTAGAAATACTGTGTTAGCACTTTACTAATTAATATATAAAATTATGGAAAGAGAAACTATAACAATAAAAACACCAATATCTGGTACAATTTTAATTCTTAATACGTACCTAACAGGTCGTGAGAAAAGAGCATTAACAAATATTTTCCTAACAGGAGATATGGAATTTGACACAGAGGGAGGAACAGTAAAAAAGATGGACTATTCATTAATAGATAAAGCACAGGATCTAGCTTTTAAGACTATTATAGTTTCAATAGACGGAAAAATTGAGGGTGAAATCTCAATAATAGAAACTATACTAGATTTAAGAGAAGACGATATGAAATTTGTAATAAAAGAGGTAGATAAAGTTACTAATCCAAAAGAAGAAGAAGAAAAAAAAACAGTTTAGTATACGATTATAAAAATTATCTTAATGACATAGGAACTGAATTACCTACAAATCTTATTGTTGCAATAGTTTGTGAAAAAATGCACTGGACTTATGAACAGTATCTTGCACAACCACATTGGTTTATTGATACACTTCTGCTAAAATGGAACGAGGAGGGTATTTATCAAAAACAACAAGAAAATGCAAAATAGCACAAACGTAGAAGTAGTTGTAACAGCAAAAGACGAAGCAAGTAAAAAATTGCAGACTTTTTCTGATAAATTAGTTTCAATAAAATCAATTTTTAAGAAAACAGCAATTGCAAGTACAGTTGCATTAGGAGCTATAGTAACAGGACTAGTTGCCTCTGTGTCAGCAGCAGCAGAAGCAGAAGCAGGTCAAGCACAACTTGCAGCAGTTCTTAAATCTACATCAGGAGTTGCCGGAGTAACAGCAGATATGGCAAATAAATTAGCAAGTGAACTTTCACAGCTTTCTACATTTACTGATGACGCTATTCTTGGTGTTCAGAACTTACTTTTAACAAGTACAAAAATTGGAAGTGAAGTTTTTCCAGAGGCTACAAGAGCAATACTAGATTTATCAGTAGCTATGGGTCAAGATTTAAAATCTTCAACTATACAAGTTGCTAAAGCATTACAAGACCCTATTCAGGGTATAGGTGCATTAAGAAAACTTAATATTGTCTTTACAGAAAGTCAGGAGGCTATGATGAAGAAGTTTGTTGAAAGTGGAGATATAATGTCAGCACAAAAAATAATTTTAAAAGAACTTGCTACAGAGTTTGGAGGGTCAGCACTAGCAAATGCAAAAAGTCTTTCAGGAGTTATTAAAATACTAACAAATAATATAGGTGAAGCTCAAGAGGGTATAGGAAATGCTTTTTTACCTATTGTTAAAAAACTTGGTACTTCTATAAATGAAACTGTTTTAAAAGTTAATAAATGGATAGAGGCTAATCCTAATTTAATAAGAGGAATAATTACAGCAGTAGCAGTTGTTGCAGGACTTGTTGCTGGACTTGGTTTTCTTGGACTTGCTTTTATTGCAGCGTCAGCAGCAGCAGCACTATTAGGAACTACAGTTTATGCAATGCTTGGTCCTATTGGCTGGGTAATTGGAGCTATTGCTTTATTAGGTGTTGGATCTGGTTACGCAGCATACAAAATGAATGTTCAAAAAGGTGCAACTGACGAGCTTGGTGGAGCTAGTAATGAGCTTAATAAGAATATGAAAAACTTATCTAATGGAATTGAGGGTTCAGGAAAAAAAGCAGATGAAACTGCTAAAAAACTAAAAGAGCTTAAAAAGCAAATGTTAGAAATTGTTGCAGAGGGTGCAAAACAAGAAGCAAATTCAAGAAAAGGAATTGCAGAACTATTTATTGAACAAGAGCAAAAGGTTGCAGATATATCAGGGGAAATAAATGAAAAAAGTATAGAACTAAGAAAAGCAAAAAGGGACAAGGAGTCAGTTGATAGAATGAATACTATTAGTGAAGAAATAGGTCAATTAAATGGAAAACTATTTAGAGAGCAGGAGGCTATAACAATAAGTAAAATGTATTTAGTAGGATTAGATAAAGAATATGCAGAGGCAAAAAGACGTTCTTTATTAACAGAGTTTCAGAAAAAGCTTGAGGATATTTTAGCTGAACAAAAAGCAAACAAAGAGGCTACAGAAAAAAAGATAAAAGCAAAACAAGAAGAAATAAACGCACTTATTAAAGAAGAAAAAAGATATACATCTACAGTAATAGAAGAAAATGCTAAAAAGATAGAATCTCACAATCAAGTTAGTCTAGCAGCAATAAGAGCAGCAACAAGAGGTAATTCAGGTTCTACAGGAAGCTGGGGTTCTTCTTCTGTAGTACCTAGTGGAATGAGTTTTGCAGGCTATAGAGCTCAAGGTGGTAATGCTATGGGGGGATCTACATATATGGTAGGAGAAAGAGGTCCAGAATTATTTACACCCTCAAGAAACGGAAGTGTTATACCTAATAACTCATTAAAAGGTGGACAGTCATTTGTTGTTAATATTTTAGGAGGTACATATTTATCAAGAGAAGTTGCAAATGAAATAGGAGATATGATTATTGAAAACTTAAAACAAGTAGTAAGAATATAATGTCATTAGTAATAAACATAAATGCAGTAAATAGAACAAATCAGATAGATTGGACTTCTGTAAAAAAAACAGAAGTAGCAAGTAAACAATCAGATACTTTAAACTTTCTAATAAAAAACTATGGTACAAAAACATACAGACCAGCAATAAATGATGTAGTGCAATTTATGAACGGAGCAACTAAAGTGTTTGAGGGTATAGTTACTGGTAATCAAGAAACTGTACAAGGTTTAGCTAGATATTTTTCTATTACCTGTAAAGACTACACACACACTCTGGATCGTATGCTAGTAAGTAAGACATATCAAAATATGACAGCTGAAGCTATTATTAGTGATTTAATATCTACATTTACAACAGGATTTACAACTACAGGTGTTGTTGCACCAACACTAGTAAGTCAGATATCATTTAACTATATAACAGTTTCTCAATGTTTAGAAAAATTAACAAAAATAGTTAAGGGTTATGTTTGGTATGTAGATTACAATAAAAATATAAACTTCTTTGTTAATGTTTTAAATGTATCCCCTTTCTCTTTAAGTGATACTGGAGATAATTATATTTTTGGTACTCTTAATATTAAATCTGATGTAAATCAATTAAGAAATGATATATACATACGAGGAGGTAGTATTATATCAAGTACAACAAGAACAGAAACTTTTGTTGCAGACGGAGTTAATACTGTTTTTGCACTTGGTTTAAAATATAATGTTGTACCAACAATTATATTAAATGGTGTAACTCAAACTGTAGGATTAGAAAACATTAGTCCAGCTGGAAGTAATCAAGTTTATTGGGATTTTAACCAAAAGACAATAAGATTTGATACTATACCAACAAACACACATGTAATTACAGTTACCGGAACTTACCTATACCCTCTTATATTTAGAAAGCAAAACAATTTATCTGTTGAAACTTATGGAATATTTCAACATTTAATTATTGATAAAACTATTATAACAATAGACGGAGCTTCACAGAGAGCAGATGTTGAGATCGCACAGTATGCAACACCAACTAACTCAGGCTCTTTTAAAACAAATAATGCTGGTTTAATTGCTGGTCAAAGATTAACAATAGATTCAACTATAAGAAGTTTAAGTGAAGATTATCTTATTCAACAAATAGATACAATAGCAAAAACACCAACAACTTTACAATATATGGTTAGAATAGAAAGCTATTCATCTTTTGGAATTATTGATGTACTTAAACAATTACTTGTAACTAATGCAACAGAGGAGCTAGACATAGCACAGAATGAAAGTATACAGAGATTTGTTCAGTTTAACGAGAATACTTTAATGACTGATACTTTATTAGCACCAACTAAAAAGACAGGTCCGTACAAATGGGGTCCAGACGCAAATCAAGGAGTTTGGGGTTTTTCAACTTGGAGTTAATTGTGTTACAATAAAATTAAAATTATGCAAATTAAAGAACCTCAAACAATAACTGGAAAAATAAAAGTAATAACAACTTGCTCAAAGACTGGTAAGTTTTTAAGAGAAACTGTCTTTACACCTAATCGTATTATGCTAGGTACTAATACAGGTAAAACACTTATATTGCAAAGGTTAATAGGAAATAACGCATTTAGTTTAAATATTACTCACGGAGATATTGGTACAAGTTCAACAGCACCACTAGACGCAAATACTCAATTAATAGCACCAACAGCTAGAGTACCTATATCAAACAGCTCAATTACAGCAAATGTAGCAACTCTTTTCTTTTTCTTTTCAAATGCAAGTTTAGCAAATGGAACTTATAGAGAATTTGGAACTTTTGTTGACGGAACTTCAACAATTAGTACAGGTAGAATATTTAACCGAGCATTATTTACAGTAGCTTATGTAAAGGCAACAGGTGAAGATACGACAATTCAATTAGAAATAACAATAACATAATAATAAAAATATATGCCATTAACAATAGGACAAGACATACTAATATCAGAAGTAAGGAAATTAATACCTCCGTACATGTTTACAACGCAAATGACAGCAGCAGAAAACTTTGCATTTTTATTAAATAACTATTCAGATATAAATCAATTAGCAGTAGCACAAGCTAATGGAACTGACTTAATATATTTTAATAATATGTCTACAGTTGCAGGTTGTACTCAATTAAGAGCTGTAACATCAGATTGGGCTTCTGCTACAACAATAAACGCACAGATAACACTTGGTAATTTTGTATACGTTCTTTTAAGAGATGCTTCAAATAACTATAGAATATATAGATATGGAATAAACTCATTATCTTCTGGTGGTACTCTTATGACAATATCAGGACAAGCATTTGCTACAACGGGAGGAGGTTCAGTAGTAATGAGTACAAATGGAACTGATATTTTGTTAAACTTTAAGGCTGGAAATAATGCAAGTGATAGAATTGTATCAAGATATACATTATCAGGTACAACTTTAACTTATGTATCAGACATAACATGTGGAGCTTCTTCAAATGTTGCAAACCTTTTACTGTATATAGATTCTTCAAATACTATATATGGATTTGACCCTACAACTAGAATAGTACGAAAATATAACTCTAGTGGAGTTCTTCAAAGTACAACTACAGCATACTCATCACCTGATTTAGTAGGTTTTGTATATAGTTTTTTTGATGCTAATTATTTAGCATTTTCAGGTAAACCAGATGGTGGAGGTTCAAGACCATTTTATTTCCATAGAGTTTTTTTAAATTAAATTAAAACAATATGCCAAAAGAAGAAAACACAACTCAAATAAGTTCAGATTCTATAATTGTACATTTACAATATATTAATAGAGATATTACAGAAATTAAAAAGAACCAAGTAGATAACGCAGTAGAAACACAAAAGATATTAAAAGAAATAAAAGACGGTACACCAAGTAGAATAGAGTTTGAAGATTTAAGAAAAGATGTTGTTCTTAAGGCAGAAAAAGAGCATTTAGAATCTCTAAGAAAAATAGTAGAAAATAAACTTGTTACTAAAGATGACTTTGCACCTATTAAAAAATTTGTATATGCTACAATTGGACTAGTGCTAGTAACAGTGGGAGTAGCATTATTATCAGCAATAATTAAATAAAATAAAATGAAAAACTTTTTAAACAAATTATTTCCAAGAAAAATACAAGACGCGTTAATAGATACAAGACCCTTTTCTGAAAGGCAAAAAAACTGGCTAGATATTGAGTTTGCTATGGGTGATGATAAATATGACTATAAAGAGGAAGATATATCAAAACCATACGAAATAGAAGACGGAGATTATTACCCTCACGATCAATCAAGTTCTTTGTCTTGTGTAGCACTAGCTGACGCAATGTGGAAACAAGAGTTTGCTAGACGAGCAGGGAAAGTTTTTATAGCTTCACGTAAAGATGTTTATTTCAGACGATTTCACAAACCAGCAGGAGGTATGGCAATGTTTGACCTTATAAACATAGCTAGAGCAGGTGGCGCATCAGAGGAGCAAGTACCAAGTCAAGGTTTAGGTGAAACTGAAATGAACAGACCTTATGCAATTACTACAGAAATACTAGAAACTAGAAAACTAAATAAAATAAAAGGTGCTGTATATATTGCAAATAGAAACGATATAGACCAACTAGCAAAAGCCTCAACAAATTCACCTGTGTCTATCTTTTTAGCTTTTGATAGTGCTTTACAGTGGCAAGAGTTTTGGACACCTTTTCCAAGAATTATAAATAAAACATTAAACCTATTTGCAAATAGTACATCAAGACATCAAGTAACAACACCAACAGGAGGTAAAGTTTTAGGTGGTGTACTTATTAATGGTAAAAAACATTTAAAAATACAAGACAGTTCAGCTTTGGGTACAGGATATGGTAAGAATAAAAACATAAGATATCTATCAGAAGAGTTTATAAAAGCTAGAGTTTATGAGGCAACTTATGCAATACCAAATGACATAGTTATTGATAAACCTAAATCAGTAATATGGACAGGACAAAGAAATCTAAAACTTGGTATAGTAGGAGATGATGTAAGAAGATTACAAGAGATACTACAGATTGAAGATTGCTTTGACTTTCCAAATCCTACAGGTTACTTCGGAGGTATTACTCGAGCAGGAGTTATTAAACTACAAAACAAATACAAGAATGATATACTAACACCAGTTGGATTAAAATTTGGTACAGGTTTTGTAGGTAATTCAACATTATCATTTTTAAAAAATAAATATAAATAATATGCAATCAGAAATATTAAAATTAAATAAAACAGATTGGAAGTCTATAGGTAGAGGTGCTTTAATAGCAATTGCTGGAGTTCTTCTTACTTATGGATCTGAGGTAATAGCACAAATAGACTTTGGAAACTACACACCTATAGTTGTTGCTTTCTGGAGTGTTGTTGCTAATGTTGGTAAAAAGTTTTTGTCCGGAGAATAATAAATCCTAATCCCCTTTTCATTAAGGGTCACTCAATTCAATCCCCTTTCAGCTTTTTAAGTGATGAACGAAACGAAAGGGGATTGAATAAAAAGTTAAATAACTCTTATAATATAAGGGTTATTTCTTGAAAGGGGTCTGAAAGGGGTTAAGATAACTAATAGACTAATCCCCCATTAAAAAAACAACACGAAAGGGGTTTATTTGTTATATTAATGCTAAAATATAGCTATGGTAATTAGACAGTATAGTTTATTAATTTTACTAGCAATAGCACCTATTCAAACAACAGGAATTGTTACTAGTTCAATGTTCTATGAGAAGCCACAGAAGCCTCAAATTAGAGAGATTAGTTTAAACTTATACAACTTGCCATATAAGGTAACTAAGTGCTTGTGTTGAGCAATAAAACCACAGATTAGGGCTATGACAAAGCTTGAGTACAGATAGTTGCACATCTGTCCAGTCACGAGCATTACGTGAGTAGTCCAAAATATATGATATAATAAAAATCAGAAAGAACTTTGAAATCAAAACAGGAAAGATTTTTATAATATTCATAACAAAAAGCCATTTTTTACAGAATGGTTTTTTGTGTAAATTAATAGTTATCAACATAGTAATGTTTATATGTGGATAACAGGGGTTTCTTTTTTTTTAAAAATAGGCAATAATAAAGACATGCGACAAAAAGCTAAAAGTAAAAAGAATACAAAAAACATTTGCGTTTTTTTTACTTTTAGTCGCATAAAAGAGCAATTAAACTTGTCGTAGAAATACGTCAGGTTTTTTTGTTTATCTGTGGGTGAGTTTATTGGGGTCGCAGATATAAAACTATAGACTTCAAGCCTCGGGATCCTCCTGTAAATGGATAAAACTCATCAAATTAATTATTTGATAGATTTATTTAAAAGGCTCTTTTCTTTTCTTCTTATTTAAAAAATGAGAGGGGAGGGGGTGAGTACCTATAAAAATCTATCAAATTAATAAAACAATATACAAATATGATAAAACTATTAAATGAAAAGAAAACAAAAGAAAAAAAATATACAATAAAACATATAGGAAAATATATAAAGGGAATGCAAGTTGAATTATTAAGTATATACAAATGTTGTTTTTTGTTTGGATTTAATAGAAATCAAGTTGAGTATATTTTAATATCCGGAGGTTGTATAATTATTGAAGAATTACCAAATGTTGCTTTTCTTGTTAGTAGAGATGTTACTTTAATTTATAAAAAAAACAATGCATAACTGGAATAATTTATTAAAAAACAAATGTCCAAAGTGTAGAAAAAATCTTGACTTTGAAAGTGATAAGGATATGATGATGTGTACTATTAGATGTGGGTTTATGATCTCATCAATAAAGATGAATGAAATCTGTGCAAAGATATATTTAAAAAAATAAAATGTTAAATATATATAAAAAACAAGAATTAGCTAATCAAGTATTTAAAATAATATTTATAGAGATAGTTGGTGATGATAAATATAAATATGTAGGTAGTGCTTGGGCTCGTCCTGAAAATGTTAGATTTGAAACTGGTTGGGAATTAAAAGATATTTTTAATAAGTCTATATTTATAAATGAAATACGATTTGCTGTACTAGTGGAGATAATAGATAAATCACCAAACTATGTATTTATTATAAGACTGTAAAGTTATCCACATTTTTTATTTTAAAAAGCTTTCTTTTTCTTGGTATATACCATATAATTATAAACATAAAGGTCGTCAAACTTTTATAAGAAATTATAATTAAAACAAATAAAAAAAAATAAATATATGACAAAAGATAGAGCAAGAATA